CGTTATGCCGAATATCGCTATAAACCTTCGCAGATTACAGGAAAGTTCCGTAGTTGTGTAACTGGTGGCACTTTAGATAAGTGGCATTTGTCCCAGTTCTTTAAAACTGCTCCAACTCTCAACGAGGAATTTATAGTCGAAAATCCGCCTATTGAGCGTATTGTCGCTGTTCCCAGTGAGCCTGAGTTTTTGCTTGATATAGGCTTCCGTTACACTACTGTGCGCCCTATGCCTATGTTTGGTACGCCTGGTCTTGTTGATCACTTCTAGAAGGAGTTGGTTTTATGTCATGGCTTTCTAATACTTTAGGCAGTGTTGCTGGTTCTGTTTTAGGATCTGCAGTTCAGAATCATTACAACTCTGCTAATGCCGCACAGGCTAACGCGTGGAACGTTGAAAACTATAAACATCGTTATCAATGGGCTGTAGAAGATATGCGCAAGGCTGGTCTTAATCCTATTCTTGCCGCAACTAATGGTATAGGCGGTTCTATATCTGGAGCTTCAGCCGCTTCTGTAGGTATGAGTGATATAGGTTCTACCATGAACTCTGCCAAAGCCGCTAGTGCCGCTGAAAGGCAGGCTAAGAATGCCGAGCATCTTGCAGTATCTCAAATTGAAAAAAACGTCGCAGAAGCCGATTCTGTGCGTCAGAGCACCCATGGAACAGTACTTCAGAATGGTATTCTTGCAAATGATTTGAATCTTCGTGAGCAGACTTATGAAAAGCGCCTTGGTTATGAGCTTGAAAAGATGAATCTGGAGCTTGAAAACCTTCGTCTTCAGGGTTCTTACCTTAGCTCTGGTGTTTTGAACAATATCGCTTCTGCTAACCGTGCTAATTCTGCCGCCGCTTTTGATAGTATTCAAACTGAAATGGCAGGCATGGAACGTGATTTTTATAAGAATATCGAAAGTCTTACAGGTGCTCCTAGATCTGTCGCTAGCGGTGTTGGTTCTACTGTCAAAAATGTTATAGGCTTCCTCGGAGGTCGTTATTTTGGAAGGAGATAATTTTATGGCTAATAAAACTACTATGATTCTTACTTTTATTGTTACTGTTGTTGTCCCTTTTATTCAGGAAGTTGTAGATCTGATTGAAGCTCTTAAAGGCAAAGCTTCTTCTAATACCGTGACTGCTAAAAAGGTTGCTTCGGACTTTCAAGCCGATGTTGCGCAACTTGTTGAGCCAGTTGCTAATAAGAATGATTCTAAAAAAACTAGCCGTTTTTTCGGTTCTTGGAGGGATGCTAAATGAAGCGACGTCGTTTATCTAAACGAGGTTCTCGCCGTCTTTTTCGGCGTACTTCCAGATCTAGACGTAGAAATTTTAAGAGAGTAGGACGAGGTGGATTTAGGATTTGACATTCTGACTTAATCCTGATACAATCGGTACAGGTGATTAATATGGTTTGTTATAATCCTATTCTTATGTACCCGGTTGAAGGAGCGATTACTAAAAATGGAAAGCAACATTATAGTTTTTACGGTAGCCTTGCCTCTCACCCTGAGCTTGCTGGTGATAGCCGTTTCATTCGTTGTTCTTGTAAACAATGTATCGGCTGTCGTCTCGAAAATAGCAGACAGTGGGCTGTCCGTGCTGTTCACGAAGCCCGTTCTTCGTCTTCTGCTTATTTCGTCACTTGCACTTTCGACGATTATCATTTGCCATTTGATAAAAGCTTGAGCAAGAAATTTCATCAGACATTTATGAAGAACCTTCGGCGTGAGTATGGTAGTGGTATTCGCTTTCTTGGCTGTGGTGAATATGGTGAACTTCATGGTCGTCCCCATTATCATTATATTTTGTTTAATATTGATTTTGATGACAAAACTTTTCGTTTCCGTACAGACGGTTATAACACTTATACTTCTGCTCGTTTTGCCAAAGTATGGAAATACGGTATGCATCTTATTGGTGAGTTTAGTTTTCATTCTGCTGCCTATGTCGCTCGCTATATAGTTAAAAAGCAGACAGGTAAAGATGCTCCTTCTCACTATAAAGGTCGCATTCCTGAATTCATGGTTGCTTCCAATCGTCCTGGCATAGGTGCTAAATGGCTCGAAGATCATGGTGAAGAATGCTATGCCAATGATTATGTTGTTATCAACGGAAAAAAGATGCGTCCTCCTCGTTATTACGACAAAAAATTTGACGAAACGCATCCTCACTGGATGGAATATATTCGTAATAACCGGATTGAGAAGATGCTTCATAACTTGGAGAACAACACTTTTGAGCGTTTAGTCGATCGCTGTCGTGTTCAGGAAGGTAAGTATAAGCATTTTCTTGGCAGAAAGCTTGACAAGGTATTATGACTGTGTTATCATTGAGTCAGAAATGAGGTGATGCTTATTTGTGAACTTGAAGCTGTTAAAAAATTCTGTCGTGAGCGTGATATTTCTTTTGACTACTCTTTTTGTGGTAGTAAATATGCCGCTTACCGTTTTAAGCCTGATGATTCTAGAGTTATTCGCCTTGATAATAACTATTTTGTTATATCATCTATGCTTTATCTTATGATTCGTAGGTATTTAGTTGCATTTAGAAAAGGAGATGGTTCCGCTGAGACTTTATTCCATTTATGATTCCAAGGCTGAACAGTTCAGTCCTCCGCAGGTTTATCACAACGATATGCTCGCTCTTCGAGCTTTTGAAGGTATAGTTAACGATGATAAAATGCTTATTAAAAAGTACCCTGAAGATTTTTCTCTTTATTATGTTGGCAATCTTGGTGACAGCGATGGTCGCTATTACGTTGAGAATTGTGACGAGTCCCGTATTCCTATCATGGTTGGTCGCGCCATAGAATATGTTCAGACTGTTGACAGCGATTCTACTAAATGATAAATTAATAAAGAGCGTATCATGAAAAGGACGATCTCATGGAGATCGCCCTTTTTTTGTACGCTACGCTCGCCGCGTCTAGGCGCCTGCGAAAGGAGGTGAAACTATGAAATTTAAGACAGCTTACGATCCTGCAGAAGAACATGATCATTTCGGCATTGAGTTTACCATGCCCTCTCTTACAATTCAAGACGAGAAAGATGAGACTGATATTAATTACATCGTAAATAAGTATGCAGACGGTCAGAAAGGTATCATGACTCTTGACCTCGGCGATAGTTCGCAATACGCTTATCTGCAGTTCGGAGATGCAACGCTTCCCGGCGACTATAGTACAGCGCTTGAGCTTGTGTCTGGAGTTCGTGAAGAATTCTACACTTTACCGGCTTACGTTCGAGCTAAATTCGGTCACGATCCTATGAATTTTATCGACCGGTTGAATGATCCTGCAACTCTCGAATATCTCCAACAACAAGGTCTGTATGGTAGTAAACATACCTTTGATGAACCACAACAGTCCGTAAGTAGTAAACAAACACGAGAAAATAATAACACTTTAGAACAAAATAATGAAGAAATACAAAAATAGGCGTCACCGAAGCCAGTTACTTACTCGATGTAACTGGCGTAGGTGACGCAAAAATAATCTAAAACCTAATAATGATTTGCTTTAGGATAATTATTAGGTTTACACTCCGAAGAAGGTGAAAAATTGGCTCGAAAAATTAGAGTTCGTGGTCATCGCTTTAGCGATGCTCCTGCAATGTACATGCGAAGAACCAAATTCGATCGCTCGCATGTCTATAAAACAACTTTTGATGCAGGTAAGCTTATACCTGTTTTTGTTGACGAGGTTTTGCCTGGCGATACTACTCGTATGTCTGTTAATTATTTCGCTCGTCTGGCTACTCCTATTAAGCCTATCATGGATAATATTTATCTGGACTGGTTTTTCTTTTTTGTCCCAAACCGCCTTGTCTGGGATCACTGGCAGAATTTCTGTTTTGAGCAGGAAGATCCTGATGATAACACTGATTATGTTATCCCTACTGTTACTGCTACTGGTAACTCTGAAAATGCCTATGTAGGCTCTCTTTGGGACTATTTCGGCTTGCCCGTAAATACGTCTGGTAATTTATCTGGTATTAGCGCCCTTCCATTCCGTGGTGTTTACCTCATCTGGAATGAATGGTTCAGAGATGAAAACCTTCAGAAGTCTGTAAAGATTCAGAAAGGTGATGCTAATGAGGTTTTGGATTCCTCTCGCTCCGCTGACCAGCCTTCTTGGGTGTTTACCTCAGGTACCAATATCTTTCCCGGCTTAGCCTGTCCTCCTCGTGGTAAACGTCATGACTATTTTACTTCTGCTCTCCCCTGGACTCAGAAGGGCCCTGGCGTATCTATAGGTCTTGCCGGTACTGCTTCTATAGTCGATCCCTCGCCTACGGCTGGTTATCTGCTCCACAGCACTAGTGATCAGCTTGCCGCTGTTGCCTCTTATGGCGGCGACGCCTCTAGTTCTGGTGGCAAGAGGTCTGCTTCAGGTTCAGGATCCATAAGCTTTAATAGAGGTTCAGGATCTGAATGGAGTAATGTAGGCGGTTTTGCTGGTAATTCCAGTGATCGGGTAACTGTGTCTGCTCAAACCGCTTCTACTTACCTTGGCAATGATTCTTATGTTGATTTGGACACTTCAAGTATTTTTACGATCAACAGTCTTCGTACTGCTTTCCAGATGCAGAAGTTCTATGAACGCCTTGCTCGTGGTGGTAGTCGATATACAGAAGTGCTTCGCTCTTTCTTTGGCGTAGTTTCTCCTGATGCTCGTCTTCAGCGTCCTGAGTTCCTTGGTAGTTTTACAAAAATGGTAAACGTAAATCCAATAGCTCAAACTTCTGCAACCGACGGCACCTCTCCGCAAGGTAACCTTTCTGCTTATGGTGTTACTGCTTCTAAATTCCATGGTTTTACGAAGTCTTTTGTTGAACACGGTTATATCCTAGGCTTTGTTTGTGCTCGTGCCGATCTTACTTACCAGCAAGGTATTAACAAGATGTGGCTTCGCTCTACTGTTTATGATTTTTATTGGCCTACATTCGCTCATCTTGGCGAACAGGCTATTGAGCTTCGTGAGATCTATGCTCAAGGTTCTGAAGCTGACACTACTGTTTTTGGCTATCAGGAACGTTATGCCGAATATCGCTATAAGCCTTCACAGATTACTGGTAAATTCCGTAGCTCTGTAGTTAATGGTTCTTTGGATATTTGGCATCTCTCTCAGTTCTTTGCCAATGCTCCTACCTTGAACGAGGAATTTATAATTGAAAATCCGCCTATTGAACGTGTTATAGCTGTTCCCAGTGAACCTGAGTTCTTGCTTGACATAGGATTCCGCTATACAACTATTCGTCCCATGCCTATGTTTGGCACACCTGGTCTTGTTGACCACTTCTAATGAGGTGATATTATGTCATGGCTTTCTGATACAGTTGGCAGTATAGCAGGTTCTGTTTTTGGTTCTGCAGTTCAGAATCATTACAACTCTGCTAATGCCGCACAGGCTAAC